GATTTAAGCCTTATACCTTAGTTCGTTGATTAAAACTCAAGAACATTTTAGGTTTGGCAGGTCCTCAAGCTCCTCGGTGATGGAATGGAATTCCACCCAAAGGGTACCGTTTAGCTACTCCCGCAGATGACGTATTAAGTCGTTTTGCAAGCACTAAACTGGTAGAGTTGGCTGATCGCTTGATAGAACGTATGACGTTTGTCAAGGATGAGTCAGAGGAATGGTTCGAAGCTTTGATGAGCTTGGTAGCTAAGCAAAGTTGATTAAGTGACACCGGATTCAATCCGTTGTACGTAATCCAGAACCATATTTGAGGATCGTCTTTCGATTTTAAGCTCATGGATATCCGAAAGGCTATCGATGTTGCTAAACTCTTTAAGACCATCCTTAAAGTTGCTAGGCCGACCCGTTCAGTGCCGCGAGCGCCACTGTTACGGAAAGCCAAAGCAATTCTTAACGTCGATATTAATCCTATAATCTGTGACTTTGTCGCAGCATTTAGGAGTTATACCGTGTTAAAGCCTCTTTCTTCCTTAGGGAAGGTACCAAAGGTGAAGAACGTTCCTACTTTGATGTGATCTTCACGTTTGTGATGGGACCTTAATGGTATCCCAATCGCAAAGGTTAAGAAACAATCGAAAAGTACATTGGTAGGAGATAGAGTCGATATCTTATTCTCTAAGGAGAAGAAGAAATCGTCGCCTATATTAGGTCCTTTAACTGTCGTTAAGCGACCAATTATAGATTCTCCTCTTCCTGTTTCGGTGATTCCTCCAGTTGCTCCTTCTTTTGAATTAGTAACTGGGCCGGATTCTACCTTCAACCTCCGTAGCTTCCGACCTAAAGTTGTTATCAACGATAAGCCGGTAGATGCGGGGTTGGACCAGACTTCCATCGTTATGAAGAAGTTTGGTTTCACTACTGATATACAATATACTGTAGTTGAACAGAAAGGGAAGGTGGGTCGTACTCCTCTAATATTAATTAGAGACGTACCCTCGGATCGCCCGGTAACGTCGCTTGCTAACGCAAGTGTCCAAACCTGGGCCTCCGCCCACGCATGGAAAGATCCTTATGGATCTAATCCATTCTCCAAATGTACAATACCTACCTTCAAATCTTTCCTGATGCGCCTTCGGGATGCGAACCGGGCTTTATTTAAAGACCTTGTCCGTCACCCATTGGCAACAACGGGAACGATTTCTCAGCAACCCGGTTGAGAGCGGTCAGACTACGGATACATTAGTTCCAAGTATACAATTTATCCTTGGTACCTTTGTACTTCCCGTATCGATCCTCAAAACGGATTGCCGATGCCTCCACGTATTTCCAGATCTTATAATCTTGGACAAGATCATAGGGTTTGATTAGACGTGGATCATCCTTCCTCTCTATGAAATGGTTTCGTTGAGAGAGAAGATGGTCAGGTATGACAAGCTGCTTCCGTCCTACCTTTGGACGGTGCACTTGTCTTAGCTTCTGAATCCGATCGTTATATTGAGGATTTCATAAAATTTTGGACAAATGAGCTAAAATTTATGTTCCTCTTTAGAGGTGACGCTGAAGAGCTAAGATTGGCACCAACGCCTAATAACATTAAATTGTTTATTAAGCGTTTCGGTGTCCAATCGATCAATTGTTTCTATAACCCTTCGGTCACATACAAGTTGATCGCTGAACCCAAAGCTACTAAGTTAGTGAGCTCTACCCGTAAGGGTAAGAGATAGCACTGTCATACATTCACATCCG